AACTTACATATATAGGTCAAGTCTGGGACCCCTACTGTCTAGACCTAAAAAAAATTTTTAAAAGAAATCCAAAAACGTAAGGCATCGTGGTACCTCTATCAAGATCCAGTGCGCCGAGCGCAGCGAGGCGCGGGGCGGCGGGGGGGGGGGGGGGGGGGGGGGGGGGGTGGCGGCGAGCTCGCTCGGGGCCTGTGATATTTTTGCAACAGTGTTGCAAAAATACCCTGGTGCATGCAACCTGAGGTTGTATGCACTTTATGCATACAACCTGTAGTTGTTAATTAAAGTGTAACCAATTATCTTCGCTGATTCTTATATTGTCTTCCATCTCTGTTAAAAATTGATCCATGTAAACTTGGCCGTCGCTGCCTTCTGCTTGGCTTTTATATCTTTTGCTAAACCAATTTAATAAATCTTCTTTTGTGGTTTTGAAATAATCCTCAGCCCATGAGTTATAAATATAAACTCCAGAAGCTGATTTTATTTTTTTATTAATCGCTGTTCTTCTTTGTGCATTTGTCATTGGTTCCCTCGCTTTCATGATCCCATTATATAAGATTATCCCATATATGTAAATGGTCAATAATGTCGCACCATGATCTCAGACCCTGCTAGCTGAATTTAATTCGACACAGGGTCAGAGATCATGGCGCTAGATCCTAGCGCCATGAACTGCGAGAAGTTTATAACATCATACCCACCTTCATTAATACAAAGAAAATTAAAACAAATGAGATGTTTAAAAAAGCTAGTTTCCAACTCATTAATAACAATCCCTGCAATATCTTTTGTCAACCTCTGAATAAAAATCAGGGGCGATTGCATCACCGCAACTTCTACAATTCAAAAAGACATCACCTTTTTTTGAATCGTCTTTCTTTTTTCTCTTTGGCTTTTTTTCTGTAAAGTCAAACTCTAATTGTATCATATTTATTTCCTCGCTTTCTATGGGTGGGATTATATACTATAATCCCACCCGTGTCAATGGTTATTTTTCCTTCATTTGTGTTATTGAAATTACACTTAAATTTTTCATTTGGTCGGGCTTTCCTAATAAATGTTTTTCAAAAAAAATTTTCCAAGCATCGTCCAGATCTTTAGCCTCAAAATCATCTTTTAAGGTTGGGTTATCCAGGTCAAAAACTTGAAAAGCTTTTGCTCTCCATCTAAAACTATATTTCATTTTATTTCCTCGCTTTCATTTTTATATAAATCATCTATATCCCCTGCATAACTATCACATAAAAATTCACTATCTTTTGGTTCATTCGGACAATTACCACCACAATAATAACATTTTTCTATTTCCATATTATCCCTTCTGCTCATGATCCTATTGTATAGGATTTTATAAGATCTGTCAATACATAAAATAAAAAAAAATACAACCTGTGGTTGTGTGCCTTGGATATTTTATCCCCGACCTCCCACCCCTATTATATAGGATAAAATAGGATTGTCAAGAAAATTATTTTTTATTTTTTAATTATTTTTCTTGCATCTTATATTCTCCTATGTTATAATATGTCATTAATAACGCGAGGAAAAATATGAAAAAAGATGTAAACTATAAAAAACTGGAGATCATAAGAAGAGTTGCTAGTCTATGCAATGATGAACAGATTGAAAAAATAGAGGATTTTATTTTTGAACTCTGGAACCAAGAAGAAGAGCAGGAGAAAAAAGAAAAAGAAGAGTTTGAGGCTTGGAAGAAGAAAAAAGCGGAAGAAGAAGGGATGCCGTTTTAATGATCCATATATCAAAAATGACGGGGAAGTTGGAAAACTTCCTCGCCATCTCAACCAATACTAGCAGCAATGAATATTGCCAAAAGCAAAATAAAAAAAATGATCCAGACAATATCTGTGTGTGGTGTTATTCGTGGACAATGTTACAAACCTATCGTAAAAACATGGCTCCAGCGCTTGAGAGAAATTCTAAGCTGCTAGCGTCCAAGGCCTTGCATCCTGACGCATTGCCAGTAATTAACAGCGCGTTTTTCAGGTTCAATGCTCATGGTGAGTTGATCAATGAATTTAATTTAATTAATTATGTTAATATCGCAATTAAAAATCCTCATTGTAATTTCACACTTTGGACTAAGCGTTATGACATTGTTTATAAATATTTTAAAAACAATCCTAAGCCTAAAAATTTTATTTTAGTTTATTCAAACCCTAAAATAAATCATATCTTCAGCAAGCCGCCGAAGTTTTTTGATAAAACTTTTAACAATGTTCATGAAGATCTGCATCAGGAAAAACAAAACTGTACTGGCCAAAAATGTAAAGACTGTTTGTTATGTTATAAATTAGACACTACAGACACAATAGTCGAGAAAGTTAAAAGCTATGGAAAAAAATAATACAACCTGAGGTTGTACTGATCTCTGGTCATATACTATGAGCAATCCTTTAAGTAGGAAATATAAAATCTTTAACT